AGACACTGTGTTTATCCATTCAATGGAACGACAGAGACTAGACGAACTCTTGCTGCAAACTGTGACGTGCAGTTTGATCCAATAAAAAATAGAGGTGCAGCATAATGGATAAACAATATTACATAGATAATCATATAGGGTTATTTAAAAACTTTATGCCAGATCAATTGATAGATGATTATACAAATTACTTTCACAAGTGTGAACAACAAGGTGCAGTATATCCAAGAAGAGAAGATGAAATGTTAGTAGCTGATAATGCAATCGATACTATAAGAGATACTAATGTTGCAATGACTTATAACAACAAACCTTTTATAGATTTGTTTTTTAAAGAGATATATCCTTTGTATGTTCAAAAATATTCTTATCTAAAAAAATTAGCAACACACAACATACTAGAAGTTAAAATACAAAAAACTAAAGTAGGTGAAGGTTATCATTTTTGGCATTGTGAGAATGCAGAAATGAAAGCAAGAAATAGAATACTAGCCTTTATGTTATATTTAAATGATGTAACAGATGGTGGAGAGACAGAATTTTTATATCAAAAGTGTAGGTTCAAACCAGAAAAAAATACATTGCTAGTATGGCCTTCACAATTTACACACATTCATAGAGGCAACCCACCTCTATCAAATGACAAATATATAATAACGGGATGGATAGAATACGGATATTAATATGATAACAGAACCACGATGGAGATCTTTTATAGTAGAAACTACTACACCTATATTTACACCCGAACAATGTAAAATGATTATTCAAGCTGGACGTGCTGAACCTAGAAACGATGCATCTGTTGGAGCAGGTGATAAAGGTATTAAAGGTGGAGTTGTAGATACTAAAACTAGAACATCACATATTAGTTGGATACCTTTTTCTAAAATGACTGATATGTATAAAGACATTGAAAAAATAATGAAAACCACAAATGGAAATCATTTTGGTTTTGATGGAATGCAAATAACAGAACTTGCACAATACACAGAATATCCTGAAGGAGGGTTTTATGAATGGCATGTTGATAATGATGTGAACATGGCTCACGAACCACCTGTTAGAAAAATATCTATGACATGTCTACTGTCACCTGAGTCAGAGTTTGAAGGTGGAGATTTAGAATTAATGTCAGAAGGTAAAGTTGCAAAGATAAAACAAGGACACGCAGTATTTTTTGCATCGTTTATAAGACACAGAGTAAAACCAGTTACCAAAGGTAGAAGACAATCGCTAGTAATGTGGTTTGGAGGGACACCGTTTAAATGAGAGATTTACATTTTCCAACACCTATTTACATATTTGATTATAAAGATCCATCTTTAAATCAACAATTAGAAAAAGACATTGTTGCTTGGTCTAATCAAGATAAGGGTGTGACTAGAACTAATATTCAAGGTTGGCATTCTACCACCGATATGAATGCTAGACCCGAATATAAAAGATTAGTGGATGCTTTATATGAAGCACAACATATAATTTATGAACAAGAACATTTAGCAAGTGAACCTTTTTTAGGTAATATGTGGGCCAATATAAATCCACCAGGTGGTATGAACAGAGCACACATACATCCAAATTCTTTATGGTCAGGTGTGTATTACGTAAAAGCTCCAGAAAATTCTGGTCAATTAAAAGTAGAAGATCCAAGATCCGTTGCATTGATGGTACGACCTAGAATGAAAAAAGGTAAACCACCACAAAGATTATGGAGAGAAGCAAACTATGATCCGAAACCAGGAAGACTAATTATGTTTCCATCTTGGCTCAATCATTGTGTCGATCCTAATAATTCTAATGATATAAGAATATCAGTAAGCTTTAATTTTATGCAGAAATGTTTTATAGTATAATATGTTTGAGACAAAGAAATATCAAGTTATCAAAAATGCTTTGTCATATGACTTAGCTAATTTTATATTTAACTACTTCTTACTTAAAAGAGATGCAGTAAGTTATATGTATCAAAACAACATACACTCACAGTCCCCGATCCTTGGAACATGGACCGATAAACAAATACCAAACACTTACTCTTGTTATGGTGATTTTGTAATGGATACCTTATTGATGAAAATGTTACCTGTTATGAAACAACACACCGGACTAGATCTATGTCCTACTTATTCCTACTCTAGAGCATACAAAAAAGGTGATGAACTTAAAAGACATAAAGATAGACCTAGTTGTGAGATATCCTGCACACTTAATCTAGGTGGTGATCCTTGGCCTATATTTATATATGGCACAGGAGCTGATAATGTTATTGATGAATACAAAAATATACATAAACCTAACGCTCCGGCAGGTACTAAAGTCTTGCTTGAAGTAGGAGATATGTTAGTATATAGTGGCTGTGAACTCGAACATTGGCGTGAGCCTTTTGACGGGAACATTTGCGGTCAAGTATTTCTACATTATAATCATGTAAATGGCCCATTTGCTAGTAAAAACAAGTTTGATGGAAGACCTAAGTTAGGTCTACCGTCAGGTGTAAAATAGTATTATAATGAGGTTATATGTTACAAAAGCTAGGATTCTTACCAGGTTTCAATAAACAAGTTACATCAACAGGTGCCGAGTCTCAATGGACTGATGGTGAGAATGTACGTTTTAGATATGGTACACCTGAAAAGATAGGTGGTTGGAATCAATTAGGTCAAGATAAATTAACAGGTGCAGCAAGAGGTCTTCATCATTTTGTTAATAAACAATCTACAAAATTTTCAGCCATAGGAACTAATAGAATTTTATACGTATATTCTGGTGGAGTGTATTATGATATACACCCTTTAGTTAATCCATCAGGCACAACTTTATCAAATTGTTTTACGACAACTAATGGATCAAACATAGTTACAATAACTTTTCCAACTGCACATAGTTTTGTAGCAGGAGATATTATATTATTTAGTAATTTTTCAACTGCAACTAATTCTAATTATTCAGCATCAGATTTTGATGATGTAAAATACATGGTAACAAGTGTGCCAGCTGCTGATGAAATAACTATTACGATGGATAACAATGAAACAGGTTCGGGTGCCACTACATCTGGAAGTGTTAAATATTATCAATACTATCACGTAGGACCACCAGAACAACTTGGTGCGTTCGGTTGGGGTATTGCATTATGGGGTGGTAATTTATTAGGTTCATTAACCAATACTTTAAATGGTGCATTATTAAATGATGCTAATGGTACGGGTGGATCAGGAACAAGTATTACATTAACAAGTACAACTGGTTTTCCATCTACAGGTACAAACTATATTCAAGTAGGAACAGAAGAAATTTCATACACAGGTGTGTCAGGTAATGATTTAACAGGTATAACTAGAGCAGCAAGAGGATCAACTCGAGCAGCACACAGTAATGGTGCTACAGTTACTAACTCATCTAGTTGGACTGGTTGGGGTTCTGCTGCGGCTAACACTGACCAAGTAATTGATCCTGGTCTATGGGCATTAGATAATTTAGGAAGCACATTAATAGCGTTGATACATAATGGAGAATGTTTTGAATGGGATGGTGATGCAACAAATGCAACAGCAACAAGAGCAACTATTATAACCGGTGCGCCAACCGCGTCACGTGATATGTTAGTATCAACACCCGATCGTCACTTAGTATTTTTTGGAACAGAAACAACTATTGGAGATAAAACTACACAAGACGATATGTTTATAAGATTTTCTTCTCAAGAAAATATTAATGACTATACACCTACAGCAGAAAATACAGCTGGTACACAAAGACTGGCCGCCGGATCACGGATCATGGGTGCTAAACTTGGTAGAAATGCAATTTATATTTGGACCGATACATCTTTATTTACTATGCGTTTTGTTGGTCAACCATTTACATTTGCTTTTGAACAGGTAGGTACTAACTGTGGATTGATAGGACAGAATGCAGCCGTAGAAGTTGATGGTGCTGCGTACTGGATGTCAGAGAATGGTTTCTTTAGATTTACCGGTAAACTAGAATCTATGGACTGTTTAGTTGAAGACTATGTTTATGATGATCTTAACACTACATCTAATCAATTAGTTTATTGTGGTATTAATAACTTGTTTGGGGAGATTACATGGTTCTATCCAACAGCTACATCTAATAACGTTAACAGAGCAGTTACATATAGTTATCTAGATTCTACAGCAAAACGTCCTATATGGTTTACAAATGCAAGTAGTTTGTTTCCTAGAACAACATGGGAAGACTCATCTGTATTTGGTCTACCACATGGAACTAAATATAATGCAGACGTTGATACATCGTTTGATGTAAAAGGTAACACGGACGGTACTACAATTTATTTTGAACATGAAACAGGAGTTAATCAACAAGAAGCAGCAACAGCTGCTGTTGCAATTCCTGCTAATATTACATCTGGGGATTATGATATTACACAAAAAGTGGTAAGAGGAGCTGCAACTAATTTAGGTGACCTTAGAGGTGATGGTGAAAACATTATGAGAGTTAGTAGAATTATACCAGATTTTATATCTCAACAAGGTAGTGCTATTATACAATTAGATTTAAGAAACTATTCTAATAACACAGCATCAAGCTCATCATTAGGTCCATTTACTGTAACAACTACGACAGATAAAGTAGACACACGAGCTAGAGCAAGAGCTATAGCTCTTACAATATCTAATACGGCTGTAGATACCAGTTGGAAATTAGGGACTTTTAGGTTAGATATACATGCTGGAGGAAGAAGATAATGATAGATAAAAGAATGTTGTATTCGCAAGGTCAAAGAGTTACTAAATCGTTAGATGGCTCAAGACCAGGGTATCGTGGAGATGCAGCTTACCATAGTTATAGTTCTTCTTCAGTTGGAAGTAATAGAGGAACAGCGTCTAGATCAGATATTGGTGGAGGAGCAGCATCAGGACCATCTGGAGATAACGATCGTAATGATCCTAATTTTAATGTTCCATTAAATCAAAATCCAGATGTAAGTCAAACATTAAAAGATTCACAAGCACCAGTTGTAACTCCTGAAGCTATTGACAGAAATAAACAAGCATATCTTACTGGAGTAGGTCAGTCTCAATTAGAAAATTTATATAAAACAGGTGTTCCAACAATTAATTCACCTTTTAATTTACCTTCAGCATTTACACTAGGTTTAAATGTTCTTAAACCAGTTAGAAATTTTACTCTAAGAAAAAACATAGATTACTTTAAAGGATTAGATCAAACAAAATATCCTCAAACTTTACAAGGTTATAAAGATTATA